ATTTCGTTGAGATAAGAGGAACCCCCGACTGGTTTTCTTGATTTCTATCTTACTCATAATCAATTACTTAATTCTTCGAAAAATCCGATTTTGGGGCATTTTTGTCCCGTTTTTGTCCCGGTACAAGAGGGTTTAATTCTCGGACAGACAGGGCCTTACAGAGATGTAACATAAATGTTTTTGCACAAAAAAGGCGGACGCGTCCCTAAAACCCCGGGGCTTTGTCCGCCTTGTTTTGAATCGTCGTTAGATGTTTATATGGACATTGGGGCGAAGATGCGTTCCATCTCTGAAATTAGTTAAATGTAAACATATTTTCTTTGTATTTTTGCATAAAATCATTAACATTTTGGCTATGGAAACAGGTAAAAAACAACTTCCGGAGGCTGAGGTTTTCTTCTCGGATGTGGAGTTCCGGAAGGCGGTGGACGTGGCGGTCATCAGAAGAGCTTACGAGGACGCCAACAAGAAAGTGAGCTCACAGTATGAAAGCAACAACCGCCTCAAGAGGATGAGCGGAACTTTGCTCGGATGGATTGTCGCGGCACTGATCTCCCTTGCGGGCGCAATTGTCGCCCTCTATCCCGGAGGATGGTCGGTCGCACTCATCATGGCAGTCTATGCTTTCGCGGCTCTCTTCGTGCCGGCGGGAATTCTTGTCTTTCGGCTGCATTACGGAAACATCTTCCATATTCCAGGGCACGCACCGAGGTACTCTCTGAGCCGGCCGATGTGCGAATACATGAAATTGTTGAAACCTGAGCTTCAAGAGAAAATGTTTCTGATTCAGATGCTCCAGAACAGGCAGACGGACATCGATGCCAATGACGCAGCGCACTTAAGGCACGTCAAAGCCTATCGAGCTGCCGTTATCTCCATTTTCTCAATCATAATAGTGGGTGCCGTTCTCTTCATCTGCCTTGTCATAGCGTTGTAGGCAACGGTTCGCCTTTTTCCTGTATATTTCCGGGGTCTACCGAGTCTGCGGGCAGCGGCATGGGGATTTCGTAATTTTCATCCATAACGTTATTTCTTTAGAGTTTATCATCTACTTGCGAGGATGTCCAGTAACTTCTTTATTTGGGCGTCCTTCTCCTTTATTTGGGCGTCCTTCTCCTTTATTTGGGCGTCCTTCTCCTTTATACGCTCATCGAGGAGTTCGATTTGGGCTTTGAGAACATCGGGAGAGTCGGAATAGTAGTGGCGGTTGTCGATGGGGGAATTGCTGTTATTGCCATTGACTACGACACCGGAATTGTCTCCGGAAACATTTACATTGTTTTTCAACATATTGCCCTCTCCTGACAATAGCCAAGACTTATTTAATTCCGGAAATACAGATAAAATCTTATTCGCCATACTCGAAGAAATAGATTTTGTCTTCCCTTTTTGGATATCATAGATTGCCTGAGGTCGTTCAAGACCTATTTTCTCGGCAAACTGTTTTGCGTTTAATTCGCTATAATTCAGTAGTTTATTCATTATTTCTTCCATAATCGATAATAAATACAGAAAAAATTTGTAATAAAATGTTGTAAATACAGATTATATCTGTATATTTGCAGTCGAAATGTTAATTAACTAACTAATAAATTAACTAATTAACTAATAAACCCCGTAAAGATAAGTAAAATTCTTAATACTCACAATGTTATGTGGATGGATAAAGACCAAAATGGACGGATGACAATAATGGACATCCGGATAGATGAAGCAATGTTGCTCAAGGACGCCGCAGGATTGCTCCTCGAACGCATTGAAGAGCGATGGAATGCAATGACTCCCGAAGCACAGTCGCTCTGTTGGACGAAGACTCAGCACGAAAGGGAAGTTGAAACGCTCAGACGACTCAATCAGGCTATCAACCTTTACTTCCCGATGGTCAGGAAAATGCCGGAGACAGTGGGTGAGGTGGGAGACAGATAGACTATGCGCTGCGAGTTCCGACATTCCGAGAATGGTTTAGGGGTCGGTAACATGGCGGGGCGTGCCGGCGCCTTTTACACGGAGCACCAATATCTTAATAGAACAAAGAATCTTAAAAACAATGAATTATGAAAACTGAAGACATCTTGAAAATTCTTGAGGAGTGGTCGAACGAGACCAAGGGCGCAATCGTCTTTTCGCTGGCGGTGCCGGTGAAGAAACACGGAAAAATGGTTCTTGATGGTGGCGTCGGAGGTTTCGGTGAGTTTGAGGTTCAGAAGAACTGCGTCGCTGCGTTCGACTCTCCGGAAATGAGGAAATGCTTTGCAAATCTCTGAATATCTTAACAAACCGCAAGCAAGACACCGCAGTGATGCGCCAGCGGCCGTAGACATGACACTCCGGAAAGACGGAGTGACACCCCGGAAAGACGGGGAATTGGGGATGCAGACCGCGCGGGCGGTAGAAGCGGCATAGTTCATCGGAATATGACACACAGCTCATCGGGCGATGTAGGCTTGAGTTTATAGCAGTGGTGGAAGGATATAACGCACAGTAAGCTCCAAAGCGTAGGATGTGCGGAAAGCCCAGGACGCCATCAGCCTCGCGGCTCAAGACTTCGCAACCGGCCAATGCCGGAAGATTATCGAATCTGGTACGATGAGTGAGTCGGGAATCTGCACGATGAACAAACCGAATACCTGAGCTGAGGGTTCGACTCCCTCCATCCCCACAAAATCAAAATTGTTTCAATATGGCAAAGACAAATTGTAGAGCAAGAATTCTGGCACTTGAGCCGGGCGAGGACACCACCCTTCGAGGGTGCAAAGTTTCCGTTGTCAGAGTGACCGTGTCGGTCATCTCAAGAGATTTCAACAGGATTTACACGGTTTCGGCTCCCAAGGGTGCCCCTATCGTTGTTTCCCGCTTAAGGTAGCCGGCGATGGGACTGAATATTTCAAAGGAAAGCACATTGAGGCTTTCGACGATTACGGGTGCTGTCCTCGCGGATGCGGGGTTAATACTCATTATGCTTGACAAGACACTCACCGGCGTTTTGTCTCTATTCCTGGCAGCTCTTTTCATAGGGCTCGCCGCTGCGATGTTGAGAAAGTAAATTTTTAGATATAGGATTATGGATAATTTTTCAATCAAACTCGATTTTATGAAGTTCAGGGGCGCGAAGCTCGTCACAGCCCAGGGACGCAAAGGCGTTTTCATCCCGGTTGATGAGAATCAGGCAATCTATGTCGGCAGCAAGGGTGTCTATCTCAACCTTTCTGCCATCGAGCTTTCGCAGGAAAGCAAGTACGGCGACACGCACCTCGTGAAGGGCAACATCGACAAAAAGACATTCGACGCGATGACGGAGGACGAACGCCGTTCCCAGCCGATTCTCGGCAATATGCGCCCGCTCAAAGCTCCCGAAATGGCTGCCCAAGCAGTGCAGTTCGACGACGACCTTCCAGAATGATTAAAGCCGCCCGGAATGCGGACGGCTTTTAGGGGCGAGGAAAATGATATTAATGCTTTAATTGGAAATAGTGCTCGATGGCTTCGTTGATGAACTGGGTCTTGTTACCCTCGAATGATGTGAGGATGGCATCGACGGCGGGGTTTGAGCGGAACGTGTAGTTCTTGCCGTGTTCGATGGGCTTGCGGCCCGCGCCCTCTCTTGCACCGCCCTTTCCTTTCTTGGAGGATGAAGATGAATTTTGTGTTTCCATATAATTTTGTACTTTTGCGAAGCCTACCAAAGGGGAGGCCGCCGGTAACGGCCTCCGTTGGTTCATCAGATTGCGATTTCTATTGTGAATCTGAATTTCCAAATCTTAAAGGTGAATTTAGCACTCATGACTTAAAGACTTTGGTAGGTTTTTTCTTACTCCCTTTCAAGCGTTTCAGATTTCTCTTTCGCAGCAGGCCTTCTTCCTGACTGCATTACAAAGGTACGCATTATCTTTGAATTATGCAAGTATATTTCAATAAATTTGCATATATTTTTCAATATTTTTCTTTGATTTTCAACAATATACACAATGATACGCAAGGAACAGATTTTTGAGGCGACGGAGGGCGGAAAGGCTGTCATCGCGGGATATTATCCTCAGAGCGCTTCGTGCTTTTCGGGGCGCGGGCGCAACTTCAGGATTCGGGAGGACGACAAGAGCCCTTCCTGCACCGTGTTCCGGAAAGAGGGCGTCTGGTTCATCCAGGATAAGGGAGGAAACGACACCAAAGCCTACACGGCCATTCAGCTCGTAATGAGGGAGGAGGGGCTGGACTATCCGGCGGCGATAAACTGGATTGCTCGGAAATACGCTCCCCATCTTATCGAGGGAGACGCGGCCGCCTCAGAGGTGAAGCCGATGCCGGATATGAAGAAGGTCAAGGGACAGGAGAAAATGTCTGTAAACCTTAGGAAAAGCGGCAAATTCACCGACAGGGAGCTTTATCTTCTCGGCTACAAGATTACGCCCGAAATCTGCGCCGACCTCTGCCTGAAACCTGTGGATTCCTACATTACGGCAAAGAACGCCAAGGGGGAAAGCTGGCTCATTTCCTCGACGGACAATTACCCCATCTATTATTACGACTATGGCAAATGGGGCAAACTCTATCAGCCACTCGGAGACATCCGTTTTATGTATGTTGGCGAAAAGCCTGAGGACTATTTCTTCGGAGAAAAGGATTTCATAAAGGCATACGCTGACGCGAAGAATGGAGTCTATCACGGAATCGTCGAGGCGGAACCGGTTGACGGAGAGGAATTGGGGCCCGCCGTCGATATGACCTGGAAAGAACTCATCATCTGTTCCGGGCCGTCCGATGCCTTGAACGTCCATTCGGCCGGTTATCACGTCTGCTGGTTGAATTCGGAAACGGCAGAACTGACGGAGTATGAGTTCTCTCTGCTTCAGAAGATTGCCAAAAAGATATATATCCTCTACGACATCGACGACACAGGGATAGCCAATATGTATCGGATTGCGCTGCGCTATCTCGACATCAACATCATCCGCCTCCCGGAGGAACTCAAACGCTTCAAAGACCGCAAGGGCAAGCCCTGTAAGGACGCGAAGGATTTTTTCGTGCATTTCCGCAGACCGGAGAACCAGAACCCCTTCTCTCTTTTCAAAGAGCTGGTCAAACTCTCCGGTGGGCTGAAGTTCTGGCAGGAGAAGAAGACCAAGACGGGAGGATTCGGCGGATACGACATAAACAACGAACAGCTGTATTCTTTTCTCGAAGCTTCGGGATATTTCCGCATCGCCACGAATCCGGACTGCACGGACTTCGCCTTTTGTCAGGTGAAGGACAATGTAGTGACGATTATCGGCGACGACAGCATTTCAGCGCACTGTTCGGCCTATCTTCTGGAGTATCTCCGCACCCACGCGAACTATTACAACCAGACACTCGCAAACACCATCCACCGTTCTCCGCAAATCAGCCGGAGTTCGCTGGAGAAACTCTCGGTGATTGTGCCGGACTTCAACGCATTCGACGAGCATTCCGACACATTCTTCTTCAACAACGGACCTGTGAAGGTCACGGCCACGGGCGCGAAACTCATGAAGCCGTCGGATTGTCCGTACAATGTCTATCGCAGCAAAATCATCGAGAGAGACTTCCGGGCGGAACAGCCATTCTTCGACATCGAGTATTCCGAGGAATATGCCACTCTGCTGAACCGTATTTCCATCCTCTCCCCCGACACCCCCGACTATGTTCAAACCAAAAAGCAAGTTGACGCTATGGATGAGCTCAAGAAGTATCGGCTGAAGATTTTCCGCAACGACAACACATTTATGCGCTTTGTCTATAACACAGGGCGCAACTATTGGAGAAAGGAGGAATTGGGCATCAGTCTGACACCGGAGGAACAGGCGGAAACGGACCTGCACTTCATCTCGAAGGTTATGGCACTTGGCTACATTATGAGCAAACACAAGGTTGCCGGCCAGCCCTACGCCATCTATGCTATGGAGACGGAGCAGTCTGAGGAAGGCACCCACCTGGGAGGTACGGGAAAGTCTCTGTTTATGACAAGTACGGAACAGCTTCGCAAGCAACTGTTCATCAACGGCCAGGAAATCAACCCGTCAAAGACGGACTTTATGCTTGCCGGAGTGCGCAGCGGAATCACTGACACGGTCTATTTCGACGACTTGAACGACAGCATCGACCTGCACCGCTTTATGCCTATGATTACAGGAAAGATGGTGGTGAACCCGAAGAATAAGGATGCTTTCATACTGGAATTCAAGGACAGTCCCAAAGTGGCTTTCACATCCAACCACGCAATCAAGAAGTTCGATGCGTCGCTCCGCCGCCGTACCTGGTTCACAGCGTTCACGGACTACTATCACTCCGACGACCCGATGCGTGGCCTGAAGGAGCGCTCTCCATACACGGAGTTTCACAAGAACCTCATCCAGGACTACTCCCCGGATGAGATGAACGGGTTTTACAACTTTATGTTCAACTGTATCTCCGTCTGGCACAAGCTCCGCGTGAGGATTCAGCCGCCGATGAAGCAAATCGAGCAGCGCAACCTCCAGAGAGCCATCACCGACGAATTCATCTGGTGGGCCGAAGACTGGTTCACGGCGGAGCGCCTCGATGTGATTGTGGATAAGGACGAGGCGTTTGACGCCTACAAGTCCACTCTGAACAAGAAGATTCAAGACAGCATCAAGATGCAGACGTTCAAGAAAAAACTCATAATGTACTGCGCTTATAAGGGCTGGGTGTTCAATCCGCCCGAGCTTCTTCTTTCCGAGACCGAGAGGCAGCGCAACGACATCCGCCGCAAAGCCGACGGCAAAGACCTCTATTTCTTCTACATCGACACGAGAAAGGATAATGAGGAGAAGCTTGACGCGGCGTCAATTATCAACGCTCCGCCTGAGTGCGAGACTTTGGGGCCGGGGGTAATCGGGACATCGGCGGAAACCGGGCAGACGGATATTGCGCAGCCACCATTTATATAACGGCCATCGATGCTCTTGTGCAAAAACAGTTCACAAGCGCGTCAAAAAAAGCACTTTGATAGGGGGTTCGCCTTTCGCGGACCCTTCTTTTTGGAGGAGGAGAATTTTTGCTGACAAGTTCAAGGTATATATTTCTTTGACCTTTTGACGCCTTAAGAGTAAAAAAGAGTATAAGTAAATGAAAATAAGAGAGTTAAGCGGCGTCAACTTGCGGCGTCAACTTGGGTCAAAATGGTTTTTGCTGACGCCGGTTTCGGGACATTCCGGGGGTATGTGCAGGAGTATGAAAACAAAGTTGACGCGCTTGAATATCAGCGAGTTAGACCATTTTGGCGCTTTTGGGCGTCAACTTGATAAAAAACAAAGTTGACGCCGACACCCCTGCTGAATATCAGAGAGTTACGAGGGTTTTGCGTCACGGCGTCAAAGCGTCAGAAAATTTGCGACCTCAAAACTCCCGGAAATTTTTGAAGAGAAAAAACACCTGTTTTTCGACATAATTATGACTGAAAAAAGCACACAATCCAAGACAAAAACGGCCGTTCCGGAGAGGCTGGAGTTCAATGCCGATGTTTACGGCCGTTCGATGCCGCTCTGGCATTACAGGGAACTTCCTCCAGGAATGGTCAAGGCGGAGATGAAAGACCTCTACCGGGGGCGCTGCGTCCTCTATAGAGTGGAACTCGGACCGGACAAAGGGGACTGGTACAGTGACTATGTCCGGGACAGCAACTACCGCATCCTCTGTCGGATGATTCGGGAGGGGAAGGATGTGTGGATTAAGTAACAAAGTTGTTGCGAAAGCGGCTAAATATGCTTAACTTTGTGAGTGTTAGGCGTTTAAAAGGCGGATTACTATGTTGATAAAACTCAAATTTGACACTAAACTGAGACTCGACTACCTCGGTTTCCTCTTTCCGAGGATTCCCGGAGAGGATGTCTATAAGGTCAGCACACGTGAACCCATAGGAGAACTCCTGTGCGCCCGCGTCCGGGAGTCGTGGCGCCCGGTGGCGGAACCGGTCGGAGAACTCGTCGCGACTCTCGATTTGCCGCTGAATCCTGCGACCAGGAATGTGGTGAACAAATTCATCTATTATTCACAGGCGGACACCGTGGCTCTGATGATGGCGTTCTCTGCGACATTCGACCTCGACTTTGCCGGCTACTACCGCAAGGGCGAGAGTCTCGGCTACGGACGCAAGGAGATTGTCGAGGCGTTCATCATCTCCCGCAACCTGGTGGAAGTGGATTGCAGCGACACTCTCTACAAACGGGTTTACCGAACGAGCCAGCGCCAGATGAAATCTTTGACGCAGCGCCTGCTCCGACGCTGCTACTATCTCGATGAAAGCATAAACCTTAAAGGATTGAAAGATGATACGAATAATCAACGAAGTTCTGGTGAGCCCGGCAACAGGCGGGTTCGACCTTCTGAAGATGTCAAGGCTGCCGATGATACCGGCATCCGGCACGCTGGAAAGCAAGGAGACTGTCAGCGAGAACGGACGCTCTTTGACATATAAACTCGCATTGCGATGCAAGGGTCTTTCGCCCGCCGTCAGGGAGACGCTGCGTGATGGCTGCATTGCCCGCGTTGTCTGCACGGATCAAAGCTGCTGCGCCGTGGATTATTTCCTCGGCACGGAAGACATCCCCCTGAACATCGAACTGGAAGACAATCTCGACGTCCTCCAACTCTCCGCCACCTACAAGGGTGCCTCGCTGCTGTGAAAGTTCCTCACGACCGCGAGGCTACACGGGACAACCGTATGGAAGAACTCCTCCGACAGAGACGGCTGTTGAATATGCACCTCTGCAACAGTGTGAAGGACTTCGGAACTCACGGGATGCCCGTTCTCGACGCATACGAGAAGCCAGTTCCGGAACATTTCATAGGATTCAACCAAGCGTTGAGTTCCTCCCGCTATGACTGCGGAATACATTTCTTCATAGATGACTACCAGTTTGAAAGGGTTTGGAATACTCCCGAGAAATATCTTCCACTGCTCAGACGGTTCCGTTGCATCATAGCTCCGGACTTCAGCCTATATGTCGACCTCCCGCCGGCTGTGAATTTCTGGAATGTCTACAGAAGCAGACTTCTGGCCGCATGGTGGCAAAGTCAGGGTATCGATGTCATTCCGAGTGCCAGCTGGGGAAGTGCGGGCTCCTTCAGGTTCTGTTTCGAGGGGCTTCCGCACTCCTCAATCATTGCCGTAGGACATACGGCTGTAGGAAGAAACCAGACAGCGAAGAACGCGTCCGTTCTGGGGATGAGCGAATGTCTCAGAGTACTGAACCCCTCGAAAGTCCTTGTCTACGGCAAGCCATTCGACTTGAATTTCAATAATTTTGTATATTTGACGGACAATATCAACAGTTTAAGACATGGGAAAACGAAAATACGGAAGCATTGACGGCATCTGGCAGATTTCTGATGAGGACAAGGCTCTGTTCGAGAAAATTGCTAAAGAGTCCGGGTCTGAAAATGAAAAACATTTCTTCAGGATCGTAGAATACAGGGAAAAGCACAATCAGTCGATGTCGGGTGATGTACTCTTGAACTATTCAAATAATCCTGATGGAATAGGAATAATGCGCTATGACTATGATTTGTATATGTTTTTGATAGATATGGGTAATGGTCTCATAGAGGAACCGTGGACGGCAGATACATTGAGTACCTTTCTTGATATTGATTTGAGTGATTATATATTCGAGAGAACCGGATGCCGGACAATGTTCGAGTATTTGCGTTCAATAGATTATAATGGCATTGATTACGAAGCTGACAACGACTGATATGGGTGGAGCGAGAACATATAATGTGTCTGGTGGTTTTTCAAGATACGATTATCATCAGGTCGGAGATACCATCTATGTTGATGGTCTGAAAGGCAAGGTTATCGCTAAAAGAGATTCTAACGGCAATGATGATTTTCATGCTGGCTTACCTGCCTTTTCAAACACATCTGACTTTTATGCACATATAGGCAGTAAATCCGGAGAAATTGTTCAAGTCAAGTTTTATGAAAAGCGCATTCAGAGCGTTGACTTTGACTGGGGACATATTCATATAGAGGGAGAAGGAAAAAACAAAGTTTCTTTTCCTGAAGGTGTTGTTCACGTACAGACATATGTTGATGGTAAAAGAACAGGAATAACTCGCTATATGAATAATTATGAAATCAAGAAGTATGGTTCAATGCTAAAGAAATTGAATCCAAATGTCAAATTCCGTCTGTAACACTTTATTGGCAAAAGATTTGCAAGGAAAATGTTAATTAGTTAGTTAATTAACACTTTATTGTCTACCTTTGCGGGACAAATTTGATTTTCGATTACTATGTGGGACATTATCAGCACTATTTTGACATCGCCTGCCGGCTCGTTCGCCTTCGTGTTTGGAATCCTTGCACTTTGCTTCTGGGTTGTCTATAAAGTCACGAAGCATGTCACCAAATGGGAATGCAAACTTGAAAAGGTGGACAGTATCGAGAACAGCTTCAAAGAGACCAGTTCCGCGATTTTGCAGATAAACGCAAGACTGTCCGTAATGGAATCCCAGCGCGGTTCTCTAACCCAAAGCCATAGTCCCGTGGGGCTTTCACAGTTGGGTGAGACCGTAGCGGATAAGATCAAAGCCTACGACATTGTGGAAAGAAATTGGGATAGGATTCAGACTCTCATAGACAGACAGAATCTGGACAATCCATACGACATTCAACAGTTCTGTATCGACAAGGCCACAATCGCTCAAGATGAATTGTTCTCGAAGGAAGATGTCGACTACATAAAGAAGTTTGCATTCAGCGAAGGAATGCCGACTGCATATTACGGAGGAATGTTCGGAGTGATTATACGAAACCAGTACTTCAAGGTCAAGAACATTGACATAAACGATGTCGACAAGCACGACCCGAATCAGAAGAAATAGGCAAATCCGGCACTGAAGGCCGTGGAGGGCGCTGTCCTTTTTCGGGACAGCGCTTTTGTTTTCCTTTGTAGCGTAAAAATACTGACAATGAGAAAACAGATAAACACATCACATTTGGCTGCGGAGATAATCCGTGGGAAATGGCTCCTGGCTGATGCGGAGTCATATCTTCCTGCGGTGTTTGCGCTGCTTTCACGCACGCCTCTTGCAGATGTCGAGGAAATGATGCGTCCGTCATTCATGCTTTCGGACGGTTCCGAGATTGGCGATGGTGCACAGGCGACGGTCGAGAAAAAGGTGGCGGTTCTGCCGCTTCATGGTACAATGACCAAATACGAGACCTGTAGCTCCGACGGGGCTATGGCTCTTGCTTCATTCATAAGGAACTGTGCCGACCGCCAGGACATCGTCGCCATAGTCCTTGACATTGACAGCGGAGGCGGTGCGGCCAATGCTGTTCCGCCGCTCGTCGAGGCTATACGTTATGCTAAGGCAGCCCACAAACCTGTCATCGCACACTGCGACCTCTGTTGCAGTGCCGCTCTTTGGGTGGCATCACAGTGTGATCTCATCTATCTCGACAACCCTATGTCAGAAATAGGTTCCATCGGGGTGCTGTGCACACTGTCGCTACCTCCGGAGAAAGACCCGCAGACCGGGGTGAAGGTTGTTCCGGTCTATGCACGCGAGTCCCCAGATAAGAACCTCGACTACAGAAAGGCACTCGAAGGAGACTACAGCCTCATCCAGGACAGCATGTCTCCAATCGTCTCACAGTTTCAGGAAGCAGTCAAGAGAGGACGTCCGATGCTCGATGTGGAGAAAGAGGGCGTCTTGACCGGAGCGACATTCCTCTGCGACGAGGCTCTGAAGCTCGGGTTCGCCGATGCTCGGAAGACTCTCAAGGAAAGCGTAGAAGCCGCGTTCGCTCTGGCTGAAATCTGACGAAAATACTTACAAACCTCTTATACCAAGTACAATGAACAAAAAAGCACTCTCAAACTCAAAGATGGGCAAAATCGTTGCCCGTCTTCTCGGAAAACCGGAGCTCGCTGTCAAGGATGGAAAGGTTGAACTTTCCACTGAGGAGCGCGCGAAGGTTCTTGAGAACTACGGACAGGCTTTCCTCGAAAAGCTGGAGTCCGTCACTCTCGAAGACGAAGACGCCTTCGACCTCTTCGACGCGGCCGTTGCTGCCAAGACAGCCGAGGCTACAGCAGCCCTCTCCGCTCAGGTGAAAAAACTTCAGGGCGATGTCCTGGAACTTTCCCGTGAACCGGAACCGCAGCCACAGGCACAGGCACAGACTCCGTCAAAGCCGCTTTCGGCAGGCGAAGCCACAAGGCAGTTCGTCCTGAACATGAGCGCAGCGCACAACAAGATTGTCGCACAGGCGCTCGCATCCACAAACCCGATGGCTTTCGCAGCCCTCGACAGCAGCACACTTGACGTTGCGGATCTGAACACTGAGTTCAAGATTGTGATGCCGCCAAAGGCAAAGCTCGACCTCCTCGCAAAGAGGCTCTATATGGGCTTCAACGACTCCAAGCATATGACGCGTATCCAATCCGATCGCGACTTCATCGCTTCTGCTGCCATCTTCACCGAAGTCTCACAGCAGTTCACTCCTAAGTGGACTCCTAAAGGCACGGCGAAATTCACTCCGATTCGCATCCCTTACCGCCGTCACAAAATCAACGTCTTGATTCGTCCGACGGACATCATCAAGTCATGGTTGCTCAACCTCTACGAGCAGGGCAAGACTCAGGCTGAGATGCCTATCACCAAGTATATCATCGAGGAGCACATCCTTCCGAAGACCCTCGACGACATCACCCTCTCGATGATTGGAAAGGGAAAGTTCAAGGAAGTCTCGCTTGCTGGGCTCACTGATGGTACGGCCGGTTCAGCAGCTAAGGATTCCATGGACGGCTACGAGACCATCCTCGTCGATGGTCTTACGGACGAAAACTGCAAAATCAACTACCTCCGCGCAGCAAAGGACTACAGGACGCTCTCTGACGAGGAGCTCTTGAAGTATGTTGACAGCTTCGTTGACAACATCTCCGGACTCTTCGCGAAGACCGCAGTCGTTTTTTGCTCAGAGCAGTTCCGCACCCGCTACAAGAGGGCAGACTTTGCCGTAAACGGCAAGTACACCGGCATCGAGAACGGCGACACCATCCGTTTCACCAACTTCCACCTTGTGGCTCTTGAATCTATGTACAACTCGCCGATTCTCTTCGCCACTCCGAAAGAGAACTTCGTCGAGCTGGTTGACTACTCCAAGGCGGAGAGCTGCATCAACCGCATCGAGGAGAGCAACTACGATGTGAAGGTGTTCGGAGAATACTCTCTGTCAATTGGCTTCAAGATTGCCGAAGCTGTGTTCGCGGCCGTTCCGACCGGATACACTCCTTCAGAGAGCATCCTTTCCGAGGGCATAGACCTCACTGAGGACGGTCCGTGGATGAACGGGGTCAAGCCGGCAAGCCAGGACTCTGAACAGAAGGCGGCCGGAGATTCCGGACAATCCGGACAGGAAGGCGCGTAATCACTGAAAAACAATCAGGACTATGTATACAAAAGTAAGTATTCCAAAGAATGGAGACGGCGCTGGATGCCCGTCTCCAAAGTCTTCCGACATCATAATCATGGATGTCGAGGACATCGAGACCGAACCTACGAGAGCACTCGGTGACGTAACCGTGAAGGGCAACTACACTCTCAAGGAGGGAGCGAAGGCCGTATGCGTCTATGGGACGCCGAAGACCATCGCGGCATCAGAAGAGTATTCCGGCGACGCCGATGCCCGTGGCGTGAAACAGGGCGTTGAGTTCGAGCACCCTGGCAACGAGAAGGACATCAAGAACTTCGTCGAGGCCTTTATGAATAAGGGTGTCGTCATCCTCGTAAAGGAGTGCGACGGCTCAGCGGCAGGACGCGTACAGGCGTTCGGAAACAAGTGCAACCCTCTGTTCCTCACGGTTGAGAGGACCGACAGCAGCGAGGCCAACAAGCGCAAGCTTACCTGGAAACAGGACATCGCCGGCAAGTTCCTCCCGGCCGACTACGAGGGCGAGCTACCCGCATTAGCGGGCGCTGCAACCGCAGTGACCGAAACTGCCTAATCATCTGAAGAATGACAAAGAGAGCATCACAAACTATGGAAACTGAGCCTCAGAAGACAGCTGAGGCTCAGGCTTCCGGCATTGAAACAGCTGCGCCAGAAGCGCCAGTTGAGAAAAAGTACGATGTGGTCGTGTGTGGCTATCCTGGAACCGAGACCTTGATGACGCGCCTCTGGGACAGATTCCACAAAGGACGGCATCTCGTTGTCACTGACACCGGGGCACAGCTGCCGGAAGTTCTGGCGGAATGCCTTGCCGACAATAGGATTGCCGACCAGTTCACTATTCTTCCTGCGAACATCATCCCGTGTACGGAAATCACGGACGAACTTCTGAAAGGAAACTATGTCTATGTGACACGGAACGGGGAAAGGCAGGCGGTCAGCCGCGTGCCGATGACTTTCGACAAAGAAAGGCTCGTTGCGTGGCTTGCGGCCGACGATTCCGAGACCGATACGGCCGAGGCGTTCTTGAAGCGGTACAATGCCGGGAAACTCCTGATGGAGGTGTCGTTCTCGTTCGGAAACTTCATCACGCCTGTACTCCGAGCCAACCCTTGCGAAAATGTGGTCATAGAGGCTTTCCTGCGAAAGTTCTTTGTGGCAGCATCGCCGGAAGGCTTCGCCGCCATTGCTGCGCTCGCTGAAAAATTCCTTCTCAAAGAGGAAATGAACGAGGGATGTTGAACGAGATTGACAGATGGATTGATTCAGGAGCCGAGGTTCAGGAAGGACTTCGGCTTTTGAGTATATATGCCCCAAACCGCCACCTCGACGCCCTCGTCCGCAAAGCCCCGAAACGGTTCACCTATCTTCTGAAGGCATCGCTCCTGCCGTTTTCGTCAAAAAGGTCAATCGCCGTCAGCGCCTTGCAGCCTGTGCCGAAAGTGAAGTTCCGCGAAAACTGGCCATTCCTCTCGGAGCCGGATTGCCCGCAGGAACTGAAGATTCTGGCGGCCGACAAAATAACGGCATGGGAGGAGTCAATGAGAGCACATGAGGAACTCTTCCTATGCACCACCCCGGGACAATGTTACGAAACAGCGAAAAAAGTGCTGGAAAATTATTCCAACAATCGGAAAATCTTCTCCGAATTTACTTATTATAAGGAACATCACTCTGTGCTCGGAGAGCATCCGATTTTCAAAGAGTCCAGACAGACAGCGGAGCTTCGCGCGATGCCGATCATGGAACTCGTCCGGAAAAAGGAGAATCTGGAGGAGGCAATCTGGAGAGCCGGCAACGAAATTAAAAAGGGAGACAAACCACATCTCCGCCCATTGAGGGAAGAGCGCATCGCGGCAAAGCGCCGGATGCTCGCGGAAGTCAAACGAATGATCGACGACTATGAACAACGAAGAGAAAGACGACAGCCTTGACAGGATTGCCTACCTTGCCGCCCTCGGCTGGCCGGACAACGAAATATTCATCAGTGAGGGCATAGACGAGAAATCCGTGCCTGAAGAGGTGCGTGAAGCCATCGAACACGGACGGCTGAAGAAACGTGCCGACATCGAGATCTCCGTGGCGCGTGCCGCAGCCAGCGGAACCCCGGAAGCAGTGAAGCAATTCAATGAGGTTGTGCGCGACAAGAGTTTCAGCCTTTCGAAGCTCGACCTTTTCGGCGGTCCTGAAGACGAGGGGGCTTTCGAGCGCATACAGGACTATATAGCCGGTGGGAGCAAGGGCAATCTTTCACAGAAGGAGCAGGTGTATATAGACTTACTCACGATGATATATTCCCTCGACGGCCAATGGGGGAAACGTCGCACGATAAAATTCCTCACCTCCAAACCATTCGCCTTCTCCTATGAACAGGCTTCCAATATGTACGCCGAATCCATTGAGATGTTTTTCGCAAACCGCAAGGTATCCAAAGAGGCGATGCGGGCTAAGATGGCAGACCAGTATGACACCCTCTATACCCTCGCTATGCAGAATGCCAGGACAACGAAGGATTTTGAAATTGCCGCCGGAATCCTCTCAAGCAAGGCAAAGGTGCTCAGACTTGACCAGGATGACCCGCAGCAGCTGCCTGCCGAGAACTACAGCAAGCAGTTCCGCGTGCTCTCGCTTTCTCCTGAAGTCATAGGGCTTCCGAGGGCGAACAGGGATGAGCTGGCGCGTCAGATTGACGGCATAGTCGCTCCGGAAGCGGTGAAGAAACGCCTGAGGGTTGATGCGGGCATCGATGACCTTGATATAGTAAAATTGATGGATAATGTCGCACAGGAAGAAAGTTAACGTCGAGCGGACGGAAAGCGCGTCGGTGCAATACCAGAACAAGTTCGCCCAGCTAGTAGCCCTCGTCGGAGCACGGAAGACCTACTGCGAACTTGGACGAGGCAGCGCGAAGACCACCGACATCCAGGTTGAAAGGCTTATCGACATAATGTTCGATATGCCGGGCGCACCCTGCTGTTGGGTTGCCGACACATTCAGCAACCTCACGGCGAATGTTCTGCCTTCCGTATTGGAGGGACTTGAGCGCAAGGGATTCAGAGAAGGCGAGCACTATGTCATAGAGAAGCAGCCGCCGGAGTTTACCGACGCTGAGACAAAGAACCTTCCGGACTGGCTCAAGCCCCATTTCTGGAAGCCATTCAACAGGCTCGTTTCCTACAAGCGCACCATCATCTTCTTCACAGGGCTGAACATCCGCTTCGGCTCGCTCGACCGCCCGTCGACTCTCGCGGGCGCGTCATACGTCTTCGTGTTCGGGGACGAGGCGAAATATTTCCGTGAAGATAAAATCGCCAACCTCCTCAAGGCTGTACGTGGCTATAGGCAGGAATATGGAAGGAGTGTGTTCTATCGAGGCGTGTGCTTTACATCCGATATGGCGGACGTCTCCCACATCGGGGAATATGACTGGATGCACAAAGAGGCGGACAATGTAGACAAGACTGCGATACTCACAGTGATAAAGGCTGGGCTCGTGTATAACGAGGCCCTGCATGAATATGTGGCGGCCAAGGATAAATGGCTCAAGACAAAGTCGCCTGATGACCTCAATGACTGCCGAAATAGACTACGCACGGCCGAACTCTGGAAGGCGCGGTGGACGGAACTTCGCAGCCGTCCTGAGGCATCGACTTTCTACATACGCGCATCGAGCTATGTGAACGCGGACATCCTCACGGAGGAATGGTTCTCCGATGCCATTGCCGCGAAGCTGCCTGACCTTAACACTGCCATCCTTTCACTCAAGCCGCGACTCGAAAGCGGCGACCGCTTCTACACCGCGCTCTCCGCACGGCACTTCTACTACGACGGCATAGATGAGGACGCATACGACCGTCTCGATATGCGCGAGGTCGAGGACTGCCGTGTGCTCCGCCATCTGAACCGCACCAAGCCATTGCAGGCCGGCGTGGATTTCGGCAATATGTGCTCGATGACAATCGGGCAAGATGGGAGTGAACAGGGACATGAGATTATCAGAGTGCTCAAGTTTCTCTACACTTTGGCTCCGGAATACACCGAGGATCTCGGAGTGAAGTTCCGCACCTACTTCGCGGCCATGCAGAACCGCGTGCTCTATCTATACTACGATCGTTCCGGCAACGCCTACAAGTCCGTGGGCGAGGATCAGGTCTCCAAGTTCAAGCGTGCCGTAGAGTGGGACGGTGGCAACAGGACCGGATGGACGGTGCACCTGATGTCCATACGTCAAGGCAACATCGGCCAACCGGAGGAGTATGCCTTCATGCAGGAGATGATGTCGGAGCGCAACCCGCGCCTGCCCTGGCTTCGCATTGACGCCTATGCCGCAAAGAACCTGAAGATGTCGCTCGAACTTGCGCGCACCAAGGTGAAGTCCGGAGTTGTGTTTAAGGACAAATCGAGCGAGCGCCTGCCTGTGGCCGAACTGCCTACCCGTTCCACCAACCCGTCGGATTCGTTCAAGTATCTGCTTATGACAAAGGAGAGGCGCAAGCTCGCCTCGATGCGCTCTTCTGCCGCGAAATCCAACCTTGACCCTCAATTCAAGTAGCCCGGCGCGGGGTCAGCGCGTCATATATCACCTTTTTACTCGTTTGCGACCGCAAACGAAAATGAGCGCGGCCGGGCTTTTTTGTCCGCGAAAGAAGCATTTTCTCCGGAACGGACGTGGCAAGGTATTGACATATACATATATGCCTTAAAAATATTACCGAAATCTTGTAATTTTTCGGATGTACGGAATATGAGACTGTCCGTTTCGATGGCGTATGTGGGCAATCTGCGCACCGGCCGCGGCCTCTCATTTCGTGTCCTTTGACGAACGGGCGCGAGGGAGTAGTTTTGCACCATGGATGTTTATGAAGCGATAGATAAAATGAGACGCCTCTCTTCCGAGGGAAAGACTTTTAGTTTCTCGTTCATGTCCTGCAATCTTTCGGCAGGAACGAGCGAGGGCGTTGTCTATGTTCCGCATGCTCGGCTCCGCAAAAGAGAATGTAGGGAGCATCATCTTCACGCGGATATGGTCGAAGCATACATCAATCTCGACACGATGGAGAACCGCCGTTTCTACCAGCCGCTTCTGATGACCTTCAACGGAGAAAAAGTTACATTGAGATGAAGAATACGGTTAAGAAGATTTCGGACCATTCCTATGCGCTGCACCTTGAGGACGGGCGGTGCTTCACCCTCTCGAACAGAAGGGACAGTAGCCTCGACTCGCTTTTCTGGCAGGCGCAGGACCGCAACTGGGAGTATCTCCCGCACACGATTCAAGGATACAGGGTGATACCCTACGGCATCGACAACCAACTGCCTACGCGCCTGCGCGACATCCTCGACTCGAACAACCTCGGTCCCGGCATACTCGAACGCCAGATGGGACTCCTGTTCGGTCAAGGGCTCTATCTTTCACAGCTTTCCTTCGAGGGCGGCAAGATTGAGCGGCAGTGGAAGGAAGATAGGGAAATCATGGACTGGCTGGAAAGTTGGGACTATGTCTCCTACATCAAAGGCTGCATGACAGACTACCTGCACCTGAAGGGATTCTTCGATGCGAAGTATCTTGAACGCGGTCATCGCATCGGGCGCAATCCGAGGATTTCCTGCCTTGAGCACATCCCTGCGAAGAACGCCCGTCTCGAATGGACGGACAGCCGGGACATCAGAGATGTGCGCCACATCATCGTCGGAGATTTCGAGAATGCTTGTGTGAGGACTGGGGTGCGGGTATATCCCGTTTATGACAGGCGTAATCCAGGGAAATATGGCGCTTCGGCATCATACAACCACACATATTCATTCGCACGCGACTTCTACTCTGTGCCACAGTATTGGGGAGCACTTCGCTGGATTGTCAGAGGTTCGGAGATTCCGACAATCTTTAAGTATGTGACGGACAACGGGATAAATCTTGCGTACCACATTCACGCCCCTAACGAGTATTGGGACACCAAACGCGACACTCTGAAGAACATTCATCCGGACTGGGATGACGCACGGGTGGAGAAAGAAATCAGCCGGCTCACTTCGGAGCTCCTGACTCAGCTTACGGAGGTGCTTTCGGGCAAGGAGAACGCCGGAAAGTTTTTCTACACGGTGGATATTCCGTCTGAGAACGGCAGCGGGGCTGTGTCGTGGAAGATTGAGGCGATTGACCAGAAGATAAAGGATTTTGTGGATTCGCAGCTCAAGATTTCAGAGGCTTCCGCATCGGCCATCACCTCCGGAATGGGACTGCATCCGTCTTTGAGCAACGTGATGGTGAACGGCAAGCTGGCTTCGGGTTCTGAGTTGCTGTATGCCTTCAAACTCTATCTTCTTTCAGACACGGAGATAGCCTCAAATTGCATTCTTGAGCCGATTAACCAGGCAATTGCATTCAATTTTCCCGGGCGGAACCTCAAGCTGGCTTTCTATCACCAGACGATTCAGGCGGAGGAGGCGGTCCCGGCGGACAAACGAGTTAAAAATCAATAGTTATGCTGTTTGACAAAGTACAGAATGGTTCAGAAGAACTGAACTCCCTGACGGGTCAGTGGTTCGCATCCACGCCCTTCTATCTCATACGCACCGAGATTGATTTCGCCGCGCAGGAACTCGGCTCTGTTGTCGGCTCAGAGGTGGTTGAAGCCGCTGAAAAGGCCTATCTTGCAGGCGCAGACCCCGATTTTGTGGATGCGGTGAGGCTTCCGGTGGCGTTCCGGGCGATTGCACGCTATGCGCAGCTTTCGGGTGTGAGCCACGAGGGGACGGGACGAAAGGTGAAGATGGATGACAACGAGAAGATGCCGTTCGAGTGGATGATTGACCGGGATGACAGGGCTATGCTTGACCGCTACTACAGGGCTCTTGACGCGCTTTTCCGCTTTCTGGAGAAAAAGCAGACGGCAAGTTGGCTAAGTTCACCGGTGCGCGACCTTGTCGGGCGCTGCATTGTCAGAAACCTCAATGAATTCGAGAGATTCTACCCTGTGGACGGCAGCCAATATGCCTGGCATCTGTTCGTTCCCCTTATTGTCGATGCCCAAGAAAATGTGGTGGAACCATTCGTAGGTGCGGAGATTTGGGAGCGTATTCTTGCGGCAGACGGTTCAGACGATGCCACGGCTCTGCGGCTTCGCTCGCGCGCTGCGCTTCTTGCTGTGCTAATTGCGCTCGTAACTGCGGCACGCCGGTGGTCTCTCGACATTCTTCCGCTTTCGGTAGCGCGGCGTTTCAGCCCGTCGTACCAGGGCAACCGCGAAAGCAGAGCGGCCGAAACACGGGAAATCGACTGGTTCATCGAGAAGACGACCGCTCAGATTGCACAGGTGAAGGACGACCTGAAGAAGCTTGCAGGAACGGCCGGCGAAGCCTGCCTGCTACCCGAGAACGACCCCGCGAACAAATTTGCAACAGTGGTATGACGGAGATTGGGATATATGAGACCGGGGAACGAGTTTCGTTGCCCTCGTCATGGGATGAGATGACTCCAGAACAGGTACAGTTTGTGTTCCGGACTTATGGCGAGTGCATCCTGCGCGGCGGTTCTCCGCTGGAGTTCAACGTCAGAGTGCTCTATCATCTTCTGGGGCTGCGCTTTTCACTGAGGACGGCGCTTGTGGAGAGCCTTGCGGGCGATGAGGCGACACGGCTTGACGAAAATCTTGCGATGCTTTGTGACAGATGTTTAGGATTCCTTCTCGACGTGGAGCAGGAGACGCTCCAGTGCCGGCTGACCTTCGACTCCGTGACAAACCCGCTGCCTATGGTGAAGAGCGGACGTTTCCGGCTCTATGGCCCGTCTGATTTGCTACAGGACCTCACTTTCGGGGAGTTCAGGCACGCTGCCGTGGCCATGAATGCCTTTCTGCATTCCGGCAGGGTGGCCGACCTTGACGAGTGCATTGTCTTTCTCTACAGACGGCGGTGCTCGCAGCCGAATAGGGCCGGACGGCGCGTAATCGCGGTAGATTCCTCGAACATCGAGAGGGAAACAATGCTTGTGGCGCGGATTGAACCATGGCAGAAAAACCTCATATTACTCTGGTTCGCATCCTGCCTCAAGTTTCTTCAGACGCAGGACATAGTCATCAACGGCGAGACGGTGGAGCTCGGCCGTCTGTTTGCTGGCGACGGGGACGAGAAAGGAGGATACGGCTTCGGGTGGAATGACCTCGTGGTGCAGATTGCCAAGGACCAGACCATAGGGAACATCGAACGAGTGGATGAAGAACCGCTATTCTCCATTCTCGGCATAATGTGGCACAATTTCAAGGAACAGAAACGATATGAAGCGATTTCAAAGACTCATTAGCCTCACAGAGTACATCGAGGGCTTTTCCCTTCCTGGCATCAGCCCCATCGTGACGACGGCGCAGTCGGACGCCACCTCGAAGCTCCAGCATCTTTCAGGCGTTCAGGTGCTTGCGGCGCGTCCGGAATGCCGTCAGCAGGGCGACTCGGATTCCTACAGTTCCGTGCTCTCGACGGCGTTCTTCGTCGTTGCCAAGGGGCTCGGCCCGGCAGGCACTCCGGAGCGCGAGGGGAAACAGTATGGCGAGCTTCTCGACATTGCCTCACAGATTGTCGAGCGGGTGGCCGCCGATTCCACCTCCGGCAACTGCGGACTTTTGTCCGGAATGTCGCTCGCGGCTGTCGAGATTGTCCCGGAAGCGTCGATTTTCGGCGGCTGGCTCGGTTATAGCGTTGAACTCACATTCGAGTAGAAACTATGTCGGTGAAGGCACGATTCATACGCAACATCCTGGAAGAAGAGGGAGAATCGATGCTCCGCCGTCAGGGCACCGCCATACTCTCAAAGCTGGAAACGCGCAGCGGAACCTTGGAGAAGTCCCGCTCGGTCTCAGTCTCTTCCGGTTCCGACTCGTTTGACGGCAAGATGACATTCCAGCACGTCGCCTACGAGCGTTTCCTCGACCTCCGCCGGCTCCACTACGGTTCAAAGGTGGTTTCCCGCCGCCGCAGAATCCACAACCGCTATGTCTTCGGCGCCTACTCCCGCATCGCCGAACGCCTGATGTACGAATTCACCGACGAAGTCGCCGCAGCAATCCGCCAACAGATTGAGAATGAGCAGTCATGACTTGAAAAAGATTTCAACAAAATCTGGCATTTTCTTGTTTTTGAATTGTAATGTTTCTACTTTTGCAGGCGATAGTCACCTATCGTAGACATCTCAATAGACATTGCAGATATCTTTACAGACATTGCGGACATCTTCATGGACATGAAAAATATGGGAATTGTAAACAACGTAAGCATCAGCCTTCTCGCCAAGTATGTCGGGCTTACAATGCTTCAGCGCGGAATTTCGGTCAGTCCGCTCAAACTTCAGAAAATCCTCTACTACATACAGTCCTGGCACATGGTTTTCTTCGGAAGGGAAAACACGCTTGTCGCGGAAGCACCCCACGCATGGGTCAACGGTCCCGTATATCCCCAGATATACCGCGAATACAAAAACTGCGTCCCGGGGATGTGCGACCATCTGAGTCCAATCCATTTCGGAGTGGACGACATCGACAAAATCCCGGAAGTGGCAGGAAAAATCGCGGAGGAACTTGCCTTCTCGGACGATCAGATTCAGCTCATCGACTCCGTAATCAAGCTCTATGGAGCAAAGACCCAGAACCAGCTGATTTTTGCCACACACTGCGAAGACCCGTGGTGTGAAATGCGTGAAGGACTCCGCCCATACGAGAAATCGGACGCCGAGATGTCGCTGGACACCATGTACAGGTACTACAAGGACAGGTACGACCGGAACAGAAGCAAGGAATGATGTCCATAGATCTCGAAGAGGAAGACCTCACGGTCCTCAATTCACCGCAATCCATCTCGACAAAGATGAAGAATGTGGAACTGGCAATGTCGCACAAGTTGCCGGTCGTTATCAGTTATGCACATCTCGACCTCTCGAAAACCGATTATCACTTCCGTCAGGAGTTCACTCTGAAAGACACGCAGGCGTATTTCTCCATGATGAAGGAAATATCCAATTCAACAATCGACGACTGGCTGGAGAATCCGCACGAGCACCATTTCTACCGCACCGATGTCAGAGGAAGGCTTGCCAAGGCACTTGAAAAGCTATGTCCCGGATGCCTGGAGGCGAACCCGCTGATCTATCATTTCGCGCTATACACAGACGACAAAGGAGCCGACAGGGCAAAAGGACGCCGTTCACCGCGCATCTATTTCATGCTGGGACAATACGGCAGGATTTACATCCTGTTCTTTGACCCGTTCCATGAGATAAATCCATGATTTGTGGAAATTTCTTGCTTTTTTCGGAAATAGTTGCCACCTTTGCAGTGAGCTACATATTCAAAGGCAATTCTATTTTGCGGCTATGATTTTCCTCCGTAAATATAGATTGTTGTCATAGTATAGAGATTTTGCCCCTCTGTATGGTCGTCATTGGCGAAAGCCGTGACTGTATTCGCCGCAAGGCTTGGATATGTAGCTCAGACCTGTAACGGAGGGGCTTTTTTAATTTCAATTAGTTATGAGCTACACTAATGAAAAGCAGCCACGGCTCGACACTGGCAAGGAAATCAAGGCGGATGAACTCATACTGAATGCACGCCTTCAGCTCTACCGGCTTTCGGAGGAACTCATCAAATGGCAGGTCGCCCTCTATGATCGGGATAGAAGCCTGCACGAGAAGCTCGGCAAGGACTTCAACCGCGCCACCCTCGGATTCTATGAACTCGACGAGGCGTTGTCCTCCATTCTTCACAAAGACCTCGAACACAAGATAATTTTCTGCGAGGAGTGATTTTTGCGAGGATTGTTAATTGATAAACAGAATATGTTATGAGTTCAGTGAATCCTTTCTTCTATGGTATGGCGCTGGTCAGCAAAATTTTCAGTGTTGTTGCTGTTATTTTTGTTGTGTGTCTCATATTTGGTGGTCTTGACATTGTTGGGTGGATTTCTATCGGAATCGCTGTTGTTATATTTATTCCGATTATGATTTTTCTTGACAAACGGAAGAAAGAACGAGAAAAAGAACCTTGGAAACACTACATTTAGTATTTAGTGTCCTTTCATAGCTGCCTGCGGGCAGCATTGATAAAGGTGTGATTTTTGATAGTCAAACTTTAAGACTGCTTGAGTTATGTCCGTTTATGATATATATTGTGGATTGATTAAAGGAAGTGGGGAAGTGCTTCTGTTTGCCGTGGGGATTATCCTTATAATCCTGTTCGGCATTCCTGCGATTTTAATGATTCCACCATTGATCATCGCGTTCTTTTGTCTATGGACACTGGGGGTGCTTATAGTAAAATCGATTAAAGACCCGTCTGATCCACAAATTTTCGGGGAAGAAGAGCATCCTGTACTTATCAGAATTGGCATAGCCTCCGTCTGCATTCTTATTGGAGCCTTATGTTCATGGTGGTTCTGGTCTGTATTGAGGAATTGCCTAAATTAGCGTAAATCCGTGTCCTTTCATAGCTGCCCGCGGGCAGCTATTTTTGTGTCATAAAATTGACACAAAATGAAAAGCGAAGACCTGCGGTTGAACATAATTGTGAACGGCGATGCCGGACGAAAGGAAATCCTTGACACCGAGAAGGCTATTTCAAAGCTCGAATCGGAACTCAAGTCTTTGAAAAAGGCAGAAGGAGACCATTCAAAAGAAATTGCTGAGACTAACAAGAAACTCACTGAAGCGAAGTCGAAGTATGCCGAACTCCAAAGGCAGATGAGCCTCGACCAGAAGACGATGGCTGAACTCAAGAGTCATATTAAAGCGACGCGTGCGGCTTTGGAGAAGGCTGTGCCCGGAACTGAGAATTGGGAAGCATTAAACAGGGAGCTATCTATCAGTCGGCAGCGGTTCAATGAATTGGCGAAGCAAGCTTCCGATACAAGAGGTATTTTAATGACTGGTTGGGAAAAATTTGCCGGTTTTGCAGTTGCTGTCAATAATGTCACTCATTTAATTTCGCGTTTCCGCAGCCAGATTGAACAGGCGCGCGAGTCGTGGCTGCAATATGACGAGGCGCTTGTTGATGCGATGAAGACAACCGGATTGAGCCGTGATGAAATCGAAGATTTGAGCGAAGAACTCAAGAAGTTCGACACTCGGACCGCCCAGAATGAATTGCTGTCGTTAGCTCGTGTCGGTGGTAAGTTGGGAATATCGGGCAAGGAAGACCTTCTGGAGTTTGTTTCTGCTGCCGACAAAATCAATGTGGCGCTGAAAGAAGACCTCGGAGGAGACGCGGAGGCTGCCATCGGTCAAATTGGAAAACTTGTCGATATATTCCAGCTGAAGGGACAGATGGGTCTTGAGAGGGCGATGCTGTCCGTAGGCTCCGCAATCAATGAACTCGGAGCGGCTTCCACCGCCAATGAGGGCTACATCGTGAACTTTACCAACCGCCTTGCCGGTATCGCCCCCAATGCGAGCATATCCATAGATAAAATCCTCGGTCTCGCATCCACCCTCGACGCCAACGCCCAGGCCGCAGAAACCGCCGCGACCGCCATCGGGCAGACTATCACGGCAATGTTCAAGAAGACCGAAACTTTCGCTCAGATTGCACAGATGCCGTTCGCGGAGTTCCGCGACCTGCTTGAGAAAGACGTGAACCAGGCACTCATCAAAGTGCTTGAGGGAATGAAGGGAGACCAGGGGCTGTTTGACATCGTGGATGCGATGGGCGAAATGCACCTGAACGGACAGAGGGCGACGACGGTGCTCGGCGCGCTGGCAAACAATGTGGAGATGTTGAAAGAGCAGCAGAGCCTTGCGAATGAAGCCTTTATGGAGGGCACGTCGCTGACCAATGAGTTCAACACCAAGAACGAATCCGCGACAGCTGTGCTGGAAAAGACAAAAAAGGCTCTTGAAGAACAATGGGTCGAACTTGGACAGAAACTGACTCCTGCGCTCAATGCTGCAACCTCGGCGACAACCGGTATTGTATCTATCGTCAATCAAGCAATAGCGATAGGAATTAAATATAAGGCTGTAATTATAGCTATCACGGCGGCATACGCGGCAATGAATCTTGCATCGGCGGCAAAGATAGTTTACGACAAACTTCGTCATTTCTATAGTGCACAGAATCGCGCCGACCTTCTCATGGAGGCGAGTCTATTGCAGGGCTGCACCAAGGCAACAATGCTCCAATGCGCAGCCCAAAATCTCCTTGCCGGCAATGTAACAGGTGCAGCTAAAGCGTTCAAGGCATTGGGGAAAGCGATGCTTGCAAATCCGCTCGGCCTTATCGCGGCGGCAGTAGGAGCGCTTGCGGCTGGAATCGGAACACTTGTCTCCAGATCCCGCGAAGCCACCAAGGAACTCAGGGAACTCAACAAACGGACAGTTGACACGACATCCTCATTCGTCAAGGCACAGGCGGAAATCGACAAGGAGCGCAAATCGCTCGAAGAACTGAAAGACGCTGCGACCAAAGCGGCCGAGGGCAGCGACGAACGCAAGAGGGTAATCGACAAAATCAATGAACTCTACGGTGACTACCTCCCAAACCTCCTCACAGAGAAAACCTCCAACGAAGAACTTGAGACAGCGCTGAAAAACGTCAATACTCAATTGGAGCAAAAAATCAAGCTTCAGGCTCGTGAAAATGCCGAGATGGACATCCAGCAGCACAAGATGGATACTATTAAGGCAGTAGTGGATGCCCTTGCAAAGGATTACGAAAAAAAGTTTGGGAAAAAAATACCAACAGCTGTAATGCAGAATCTTGCATCAAAAGCGTCTTCGGCTTATGATACCGGTTCTACGGTTGGTCTGCAAAAATCGATAGAAGACCTATATGGGAGGGATTTTCAGTGGGGAAGCCAGAACTCTCGCCCAGGTTTTGATTTCCAAGCTTGGAACATACTGGCGATACGAGATGAGTTTCAGACCGCCATTGACAAAGGGAATGAACTCCGCGCCACAGTAAACGGTTTGTTCGGAGAATTGGGCAACGGACCCTCCGGCAATACGGCTCCACTCGGAACGCTGACTGACGGCTCGACCGAGGACTCCGGAGGAGGAACAGGCGGGAAAGGCAGTTCTGGAAGTTCCCCAGTCGAGACGGCGGCCGAGAAGAGTGCTCTTGCCCTTCAGAAAGGTCTTGAACAGGTTTTTCAGGAGATTAACGAGGAGTCCGAGAAGTTGTTTCAGGAAACATTGAAAAGGATTGAGCAGGATGCGGAGATGAAAACGCAGCTCGTCATCGACAATGAGAAAGACCTGACTCAGAAAGCCATTATGGAAGAGGACCTGCGCTACGAGAAGGAACGCGCCAAGGCAGGAGACAATGCTGAATTGCTTGAACTTGCCGAGACTAAACATCAGAACAACCTCGACAAAATAAAGCTCGCTGCTTTCAACCGCGAGGTAAAACGTCTTGAGGACGAGCACAAGCTCAGACGCACTCAGATGGAGAACTCGCAGGCAGCGGAACTTCTCGCATTCAAGGGCACGGAGGAGGAAAAGGCTGCCTTGAAGCGGAAGCATACGGCAGAACTCGCCAATTTCGATGTCGAGTATCTTCAGAATCTGGAGGCTATGCTTCAGAAAGTTGCGGACAGCGGTCAAATTGAGGGGATGTCCGTAAGTCTTGATGACTCCGAATACAACAAGGTGATGCAGCAGCTCGCCGACATCATCAAACGCAAGAATGCGGCGGTGGGCACTGCACAGGAATCTTCACAAGAGCCGTCTGACAGTCCGAAAAAAGAGAGTCATTCTCTTACGGAGGGCACAGGCAATGGCAGCCTGTTCGGCGTATCACAGGACGACTGGGAAACATTCTTTGCCAACCTCAAGGAGGGAAAGTTCGGAGCGGAAGACTTGCAGACTGTTGTCGCCGGCATCGGAGGCGCCGCACAGGAAGCATTCAGTCTGGCTTCAAAGTTTATGGACCTGACAAAGAAAAAAGAGGACGCTCAGCTCAAGGACTATAAGAAGAATCAGGATAACCGCAAAAAATCCCTTGAAAAACGCCTGAACGCAGGTCTCATCACGGAGTCCCAGTACAACGCTCAGGTGGAACAGATGGATGCGGAGTACGACGCCTACCAGGAGGAACTCGCTCTCAAGCAGGCAAAGCGCGACAAAGCCCTGAACCTCACTCAGGCGATAATAAACACCGCGCTGAGCGTGACTTCAACCATTGCCCAGTTAGGAGCAACTCCTTGGGGAATTGCCGCAGCTGCAATCGCTGCCGCAATGGGAGCTGCCGAAATCGCCATCATCGCCTCGCAGCCCGTGACATCCGGAGCGGAAGAGGGTGGCTATATCGGTGTCAAGCGCAGGCAGGACGGCAAATCATTCAATGCCAGGCTCAATCCTGATGCGCGCGGATTTGTCTCCTCACCTACCGTCATAGTGGGCGAAAACGGCTCCGAATATGTAATTCCGCACGAGGCTCTTGAAAACCCAACCCTTCTCCCGATCATCTCCACCATGGAAACCGCCCGTCGCAACGGCAAACTCCGCAGCTTGAACTTCAACGCGGTCTATCCGGCCACAGCGATGCCAGGGCGTGTTTCCGGCGGATTCATCGACGATGGAAACTCAAGGATTGTGACGACTTCTTCCGATGGCCACGAAGGTACGGCAACCGACGCGGCTCTCACAAAAGCCATCGAGAAGTTGACAAAGAAGCTCGATGAGCCAATCACCGCCCGCGTGTCAATGCTTGGCAAGGGCGGAATTAAAGAAACCGAGGACAAGTACAACAAACTTAAAAGAAGAGGACAGTTAGGATGATAAAGATTATCACAGAAGATGGAATATCGCTCGACCTTGCTCCGGACGCCGAATTCGCGATTGAATATAACAACCCGATGTTCGAGGACGACCGCATCCCCGTCCCATTCTCGACATCTATAGCACTGCTGCCATCGGAGGTCAATTGCCGCATTCTCCAATATCTCCCGGCACTGAAGCTGGAGCCGGCGGTCAAGAAACTCCCCGCCTCCCTCGTGCTCAACGGCATCCCTTTCCTCTCCGGCATACTCATCTACGAAGGTATCGAGGACGGACGTCTCAACTATAGCTTTTCCGGAGTGGATTTGGAAACAAATTGGGGCAAAAAGATATGGGAATTGGACATCTGGGGTCCAATGATTGGCGATGAGATTTTCGAAGCGTTTGCAGAACCGAATGAAGGAATCAGTTGGCCTCTGTTGGTGAACAAGGACTATACGGGCTATTATGTCAAGAATTGTGATGACATAGCTCTTGATGAGGAATACAACAAGAAGTTGCCGATGGTGGAGAAAAACGTGAAATATCACAATTTCCGGAATGTGATACCGGAGGCGGAAAGAAGCCGGCTCACTCCTGCCGTTTCCATTTCAAAAATCATAGGCGACAAGTTCTCTGTGTCAGGATTCCTAACAAGTCTGTTTCCATTAGTTTCCATCATCGGACAGTATAATATTGAGAAAGGATTCGTCCAAAAGACTAAAGTTCCGGTTCCGATTGATTGTGCCGCCTGTCTTCCCGACTACAGTTTCGCGGAGTTTGCCGCGGAATTGTCAAAGATGTTCTGCTCGGCCATATTTGAAGACGGTCAGGGAAAGTTCAAGATGGTGCCCATCAATACAATATTGGAGAAAGCGGCATCTGAAGACTGGACAGAAAAAATATCCGACAGTTTCACGAGCGACACGGAAGAGGCTTCGGGTTATATCTTCGGATTCGCCAATTCCGGCGAGGACAGTTTCGATGACACAGCAGAACTTGTCGAAACAAATTCCTTAAAGGCGTCAATATACCCGTCAACAGATGCTACATCAGACAGCAATTTATACACCAGGGAAGTGCATACTGCTAAAGTAGCGAAGGATGGAAGTTATGTTTCCGCAATCAGCGTGGTCACTAAAAGCAAAATTCGGAATAACGGTTCACCGGATGTTGTCAAGAAAACACTTGTGGCATCTACAGATGTCGTGTTTTGTGGTAATGTGAATCAGGAGAATATTGTCGACGGGAGTGACTCTGTTGACAACAGCTGCAAATTCAAACTCATCAAAAGCATCCCATCTATTCTCTCGCACTACGACCGCGCGACAGTAAGTGATTCCAATAAAGTCATAGAGGGATTGGTGCAGCGCTTTTCGATGGCCGGATTGATTGAGCCGCAGAACGGAGAAGCGGAAAGAGGCACAGACCTTTACATAGGACTGATTTACAAAGGGCAGATTTCATGCAACGGATATGTCCTCGCTTCTGTTGCTCCTTTATCATTCCCGAGTTTGGACGCTATTAACAATTTTGAGGATATTCAAGTCAAGGTGCCGGTCGGTGGCGGCAGACCCGGCAGATCGATACCGGTGTCGCTGAAGCCGGATTGGATCTATGAGACTTTCCACAAGTCCTATGCTCAGTGGCTCGCCACCGACCGGCAGGTCATCACCTGTGACGTTAACCTGAATGAATTCGACCTTCTGAGCTTCCGGATGTACAACAAAGTTCGGCTGCACGGTCGCGATTTCTTTGTGAAGAAGCTCTCGGTGACACTCCGTGCCGGCTCCGAAGCGTTGGAGTGCAGCGCGGATTTCATCTCGGCATAGTGTCCTTTTTTGCCCTCAAACAAGTGAGTAGTTTTGCAATATGACAATAGACACATCATATCAAGATCAGTTCCCGTTCCTCTTTGCCGGGAATGCGGGAGAGATTTCCATCCTCTATCTCACTCAGAATTCTCGTGTAGATGTGAGCATCTCTGTATATTTTGCTCTCAGTAATGTTTCTCATACATTCAGCCTGCTGGCAACCGGCAATCGCGTAGTCATCCCACTAAAAGACATTCTCTGCGCGTTACCTCTTCCAGACGAAATGTCGCAATCTCTCGTCTATATTGGCGGATTAGTAAAACTGGAAATCCAAGCCGGGCAGGAAAGCAAGTCGTGGCAATCCTATGTTATATTCGGTGCAAGGATACCGGGAAGCCAAATTCTTCCGGTGTATAATGGAAAACAATTCATCTCTATCCGACCACAAAAATACATCATAGACGGCAATACAGAGGAGAGAATATGTGCAGTACTTAAAGAATCCTCAGATGCCCGCCTCGAAGCCACAATTTTTTCAGACATTTTGTCGCCGCTCCGTTTGCAACTGAACTCAAACCAAACTTGGGATCTCATCGGTATTATGTCCCAAAGGATAAGTCTGTCCTTGATGGAAAAACTTGCGAGCGATGCAGGCTTTCCGAGCCTTAACATTCTTGGTTTCGACATTAATGTTGTTTTTGAGCTTGAGGCAGGGAAAAAGGAACGCGGGGAAACTCTCAGATACTTCGTCCACCGTGGGAAAGCAGAAATATTTCAATTCTACGGCAATTTCGGGGTTCTGGAAACAATCTACGCCACAGGAAACAGAAAAACAGAGCTCACCACAGAGCCGACATCTTTCACAAACGGAGGCATCGAGTATGAGCTTACCAATGACAGCCGCCTCATCCACGAGACTTTCACCGGATGGCTGGAAAGCAAGGAGGAGGTCAGGTTCTGGCAGGAGTTCTTCTCGTCAGCAAAACGCTATGCGGTCGTTGACGGCGTCTCGCGAAGAATCGTCATTGACGAAGTGGATTCCGAAGGCACAGAAGGCGAACTCAACGCATTCTCATTCAAATGGCACTATGCCGACAAACACAACGACCCGTCGATGGTTCCCATAAGGAAAGAATTAAAACAATACAAGATATGAAATATCAGCATTACAAAAGTGACTTTTCGTCCATACATCAGTTCTTCAGAAAGGAGGGGGACGAAGATTTGCAGATAGCGGTTCCGGACCACGTCCGCCTGACTTTCTTCACAGAGGAAAGGATAGGCGCATTCGTGGCAGAACGTGACGGCGATAAGATGACAGGCTGCTCTCTTTCGGAGGACGGCAAGACGCTGACGGCATCCATACCGTTGTCGAGAATCTGTCTCGGCAAAGGAGAGCTCTTCTGTGAGATTGCTGTGATCACCCCTGATTCGAACTTCCTCCAACAGGAGAGGATTGAGGTGACGCCTGTCAAAATGGGTGTCACTCTGTGGCGTGGCAAATCGGATGATGGCACTTATGTCCAGATTACATTGGGGGAGAAAGGGTATATTTCCACTGTCAAAGTCTATCAGGGGGATAACTCCACAATTCTTTCCGAAGAAAAAAACGAGAATGAAGTGGTCTTCAAAGTGGGGTCAATTCAGAAATCCCAAGTTCTGGGACTGGAAGATGATTTGAGCGACATTGACTCTGCTCTTGAAAACAGGGTATGCGGTGTCAAAGTGAGCCAGGTAGCTCTCGCTCCGGATAAAGAAGGCAATGTGAACATCAATCTCGGTTCGTCCTTGTCTTATGACGAGGACAAAATCAATGTCGTATGGAACAAATAATCAGATAACTATGGCAAATTTAAGATTCAAAAAAGTAAGTACGTTGCCTACTACAGGCTTACAGGAAGGTGACATCCTGTTTGTCAAGAGCAACAGCACTGTTTACGTCACCGAAAAGAAGAGCGCGACTGACACGACTCTCGTGAACACTCCGTTCTGGGGCGGTATAGTCAAGAACGCAAGGATGAAAAAAGCGTCTCCTGACGCGGCCGAAGCCCGTGTTCTTGAAATCTCATATATGGATTCGACTCCTGCCCTTGAGATTGACTTTTCAGACATAGCAAGCAGTTCGGACATTAGTGCGAAGCTGAATGCATTGAGTACCCGCATCACTGCCGCACAGACGCGAGCAGACAATGCGTACAATCTTGCAGCGGGCAAGGTCAGTGATGTAAAGGGTTCAAAGGCTATTGTTGTTACAGGAGACAAGACAAAGACCGTCGGCCTTGTTCTTAATACCTCACCAACAAATACTGTGGAACTTACACAGTCTGCTCCGGGAGGTGGTGGATCCGCTGTCACTGGTGGCCTCTCTGCAAACGTAAAAGTCAGTGTTCTCAAACCGCAACTGGATTTGGTGGGCACGGATGAAAAGGTGCTAAGTTATGATGGCGGTTTTGTGAAATCTGACATAACAATGTCCTACGACGGTACGGACAAGAAGATATACTTGTATGGTAAAGACAAGACCAAAGCAAAGGCAATCTCCACTATCGACTGCAAAAGCTTCGTGAAGGACGGTATGCTTGAAGGGTCTGCTCTCTATAAGGCTACAGCTGCAACAGGTACTGTAACAATTAATGGAAAACCATATAGCCTTACAGGTCTTACTGCTAATCATACATACATTGTTCTTATATGGAATACTGATTCAAGCAAAGAGGCTATGTCTATTGATGTCACCACTTTGATTGATGTTTACACAGCAGGTGAAGGACTTACATTGACTAATAATCAGTTCTCTGTTGACAAGACCAAGGTTGCACAGAAAGCAGACTTGGATAAACTTGAGAGCGCTCTTGTTAATGGTGGTGTTGCCATTAATGGATATGATATTTTAACTAAGGATGAAGATACTGGAGAAATAACAGGTGGCACTCTTACGCTTGATGGTGGTAATGTCAAAGTTACTGAAGGTTATACTAAAGCGACAGAATCTAAAGCAATTGCTGGTAATGATGCTATCGAAACAGCCCTTGGTAAGCTTGAATATAAAGCAGATAAAGCTATCACCGATGCAGCCGCAGCAGCAAAAGCAGGTGTTACTTCAGTAGGAGGACAAAAAGGTGATATTACACTTGATAGCACAGGTGCAGGCAGTTATCCTGTAAAACTCACGATGAGTGGTAAGCAGATTAAAGCCAGTGTAGCTGGACTTGGTACTGCTGCTGCACATTTAGAAGGTGATTTCGCTACTAAGGCGCAGGGTAAAAAGGCTGATAATTCGGTACAACTTCTTGATGCTGGTCATTCAGGTAATATTAATGGTGCATTTGGGGCATCTACTATATACTTAGGAGCTAAAGATAGTGCAGCACCAGGTAATCTTTGGATTTCTTCTACTGTAAGAGATAACGGAAATGTAGCAGTTCTTTCTATTGATTCAAATCAGGCATCTGTCGGCTCTAGTAACAGAGCTATTTCTGGAGTTACAGCAGTATCATCAGATTTTGATGTCACAAACAAACAGTATGTAGACAGAAAAATTTCAACAGAAATTTCAGCTGCAATGACTTGGGCAACCTTTGAATAATTCTTTCGGTTCAGCGAGGGTAATACCTTGCTGAACTGCCAATAAAAACAAAACAATATGACTGCTTTGAAATTTAATAAAGTCAATACTCTTCCAACATCCGGATATAGTGAGGGCGATGTGTACTTCGTGAAATCCGAGAAGAAAATCTATGTCCGCACGGCTACGGGTTGGGAGGATTATGGCGGAAGTGCTTCCGGAGGCAGTGGGGTGGCAGCCAAACTTGAAGTTCACAATTATAATAATTCAGATCCAATCATATATGTTTCGAATCACGACGATAATGACTTTTTGGTAATAGGCAATGGTAGCGGAGATACATATGATGGTCTTAACATGATATTGACAAAATATAATGAGGGCGGTGGATCATTTGATTATTATGATAATAGTATATGTGGAAAAGGGTTGATCTTGCGTCGCGTTAAAAACGGAGTTGAAGCAGACTCTACGTCAATCAATCCTTACGGAATATTTATAAATGGGAAAAAAGTTCTAACCGAAGATAAACTTAGAACTGCAACAAAAGTACTAAGTTCAAATACTACAGAAACCTTCTCCATGACATCTAACCCGGAGGTTGGAACTGTCATTCTCACTAATACCTCCGGGACAAAAACAATCCATCTGCCATCGGGGCCATCGGATGGAAGGGTAGTAACCATACTGAGAATCGGTAGTACAACATTCAAATTATCAACTGGAGACGGCAAGGCAATGCAAAAGGTAACCGGTACATCAGCTGTTTATAATATGGATTTTGTTGGTAGTAGTGTTAATGGAAAATACACTTGCATATACAGTAGTTCTGCGAATCGCTGGTACATTATGAGAGACGACTTTGTGAGTTTATAAAAATTCGATGATATGGATGAGATAATAGCAACTTTCGATTTGCCCGCTACGCTTTATCGGGGAATTATGATAGCATTTTTAGCCTGTATATTAGTCTGTGCAGCAGCGCTGATTGATATGTGGACAGGCATTGATGCTGCAAGAGCCAACAAAGAAAGGATTATGAGTCACGGACTGAGAAAGACGGTGAAGAAGATCATAGACTACCTCCGGATTGTTTTCTTCTTTATGCTGATTGACATTCTGGGGGCTGTATTTCCGTGGTACTCTCTGCCATATTGTGCTCTGCTTGCCACATTGGGAGTGCTTCTGATTGAAGGACGTTCAGTCATAGAAAACTCTAAAAAGAAGCGAAGCGCAGCCGGGCAAGTCTTGGACGCCGTACAGGAAATCATCTCCTGCGTAGACAATGAGAAAGCACAAAAGATAATATCGATGATAAAAGAACAGCCGAAGCATAGCATCGGAAAAAGCGAATAGCAATGGGAACAATCAGCAAAAATTTTGACTACAAAGAATTTGAAAAAACGGATGTACCTGGAATGCAGGTGCGGAACACAATCACTTCGACGGAGGTCCGCGACAGCATCAAGGCACTCGTTGATGAAGTCCTGCAGCCGCTACGCGATGCCTGGGACAAACCGCTCGCAATCAACAGCGGATACAGATGTCCGGAGGTTAACAAAGCTGTCGGAGGCGTCCCGACTTCCCAACACACCAAGGGCGAGGCCGCAGACGTGTGTCCGTTCGGAAGAAATGGACATGGAGACATCGAGACGGTTAGGCAGCTTGCCATCACAGCCCGTGACCTCGGACTGCCATTCGACCAGATGATACTCTATCCCTCGTTCGTCCATTTCAGCCACAGGCTCAAAGGCGAACAGCGCGGACAGATACTCTACAACCGGAGATACACCGGCGAAAAACTGTAAAATCGTTTATCCATATACTTTATATTGTTTTTAGCGCAGGTTTCCCGTCGGGAGATGCGAATCCCTTTTTATGAACTTCAAATTTTTGAGATATGAAAAGTTTTATTTCATTTCTGATGTATTTGCATCAGTTGCCACAAAACCTCATCGGTTTTCTTCTTTATCTGTATTATACGGATTATGAGCAGATGCGCTACGTCGGGCTGAACGATGTCGTTGTGGTCAGATCTTCGAAGATGCGTGGCGGAATATCGCTCGGACAGTATGTTATCGTTGGTAGAAAAGCCGGAGCTGAGACTGTCTGCCACGAATTGGGACACTGCAAACAGTCGCAAATCCTCGGCTGGCTCTATCTCATTGTCATCGGGCTTCCATCAATCATTTGGGCTGCGCTCTATGACATTCCGGAAATCAGAAATAGGTGGTCTTATTATGACTTCTACACAGAGCGCTGGGCGAATGAACTCGGAGATGTCTTGAAACGATGAGTAGTCTATTCAAATACAGCCACGCATTGCTGTTGGCTCTGCTCTTTGCCTCTTGCAGCCCGCGCGTCTCGTGACCAAGGACAACAAAATTGACTCGCTTTACAAGGAAATCGCCGTCCTGCGCGATCGCAACGACAAGCTCAGTTCCAACGTGGCGAGGCTTACCATCGTTCGCTGCTGGAAAGTCGGCTGCGGCACCCGCCAGCCTCCGATGGGCACCAAGGTCTCCGTCACCGAAGACGTAACGAACATTGTCGAACAGGTGAAGATTGAATAGAGTCTGATTTGCCAGATTCTTACAGCTCTTTGACATACTGGAATTGCCGAATATTATTTACCTTTGCTGGGTCAAAATATAACGGCTATGGAAGAAAAATCAATTCAGCTTTTTGAAAACAAGCAGATACGAACCAAATGGGACGAGGAAACGGAGAAATGGTATTTTTCAGTCATTGACATCATTGATGTTTTGACGGAGAGCGTGGATGCAAAACGCTACTGGAGTGTGCTGAAAGTCAGATTGAAAAAGGAGGGTGCTGAACCTACTACAATTTGTAGTACCTTGAAAATGCCGGCTTCTGACGGCAAGATGCGACTCACTGATGTTGCTGACCAGGAACAGATGTTTCGTCTCATCCAATCCATCCCATCACCGAAGGCGGAGCCTATCAAGCAGTGGATTGCACGGGTCGCTTCGGAACGCATTGATGAAATTCAGGATCCGGAAATGGCCATTGAACGTGGCTATGAATACTATCGCAGAAAAGGCTACAGCGAAGAATGGATTAAACAGCGACAGCAGGGTATCAGCACTCGTAAAGGGCTTACAGACGAGTGGCAAAGATGCGGTGTGAAGGACAGACAGTATGCAACCCTCACGGACATTCTGACAAAAGAATGGTCAGGATTTACCACAAGGGAATACAAGGCTTACAAAGGCTTGAAGAAAGAAAACCTGCGCGACCACATGACTAATCTGGAGACGGCGGTAAACACTCTGGCGGAAGCGGTCACGACAGAACTCTCCAAAAAGAACAATCCGAAGACCTTTGACGAGAGCCGGAGGGTCGCGCAGGCTGGAGGCAGCGTCGCAAAGAAAACCCGCATTGACATCGAGCGACGGTTGGGGAAAAGCATAGTGTCAAACGCTAATGCAAAACAACTGCAACATAAGGACGACGAAACGAAAGAAATTCCATAATCTTATATTTTGACACAAACTTTATGGACACGGCAATTCCGGTATTTCGGGGTTGCCGTTTTTTGTATGACAAATAAATTGAAACAGATATGGGAACTATTAGCAAAAACTTTGACTACAAAGAATTTGAAAAAACGGATGTACCTGGAATGCAGGTACGGAACACAATCACTTCGACGGAGGTCCGCGACAGCATCAAGGCACTCGTTGATGAAGTCCTGCAGCCGCTACGCGATGCCTGGGACAAACCGCTCGCAATCAACAGCGGATACAGATGTCCGGAGGTTAACAAAGCTGTCGGAGGCGTCCCGACTTCCCAACACACCAAGGGCGAGGCCGCAGACGTGTGTCCGTTCGGAAGAAATGGACATGGAGACATCGAGACGGTTAGGCAGCTTGCCATCACAGCCCGTGACCTCGGACTGCCATTCGACCAGATGATACTCTATCCCTCGTTCGTCCATTTCAGCCACAGGCTCAAAGGCGAACAGCGCAGGCAGATTCTTTACAACAAAAGATATGCGGGGAAGAAATTGTAGAATCCGTTTTCCATAAATCTCACTATGAAAAGAATCTTCAGGCATTTTCTCATCCTCCTCGCGCTCATGGCCGTATCATGCAGTCCGCGAATTGTCACCGTTGCCGTTCACGACACAACCACCGTCACTCGCACCCTGACAGTCCGCGATACCATCATCTCCGCGCCCCTTCCGGTCGAGTCTGTCATCATCTCCACGCCCGACACGACATCCACAGTCGAGACTTCCCTTGCCACATCCACCGCCACCATCACCGCCGGCCACCTCAGCCACAGCATCGAGAACAAACGCACCGCCCTTTCCGTCCCGGCAAAAATCCCCGAAAAGCAGGAAATCATCCGAGTCACCAGGGAAATACCCGTCCCCGTCGAGGTGCCCAAGCCTTACATCCCGAAATGGGTCTGGTACGTCCTCTCCTGGGCCGTCTTCGTCACCCTTCTCCTCGCCGCCTTTCTCTGGCTGCGTCTGAGAGTTTAATGTTTGATTATTCTACGCCTCGGAGAAACCTGGAGTGTTTTTCAGTTTAAGATATAGAAAAATATATCAAAATATTTGCACTGTGATATAATTTTATATATCTTTGCATTGTCAAAACATAAGAGATATGAAAAAGTACAAAGTAAGACAAGTGCTTGAGTTCTTGAAGAAAGACGGCTGGGAACTCGACAGAATGAAAGGAGACCACCGGCAGTTCAAGAACAAAAACAAGAAAGGAACTGTCACTGTGAACGGAAAGCCAAGCGACGACTTGGGACAGGATCTCCTGAACAGCATCTGGAAACAGGCAGGGTGGAAATGACCACCCTCCTTTTCTTGAAAACGAACGGAATAAACACAGTTGTTATGGAAAAAGTTAGAATAAAGATTGATTGGTATGAACACAACTATGGCGCGGCTCCGGTGAACGAGGACATCGCCTGCGTCGCAACCGGCAGTACATTGCACGAGGTTGAGCGTAACATCGTCGATGCTCTAAAGTTTCATGTTGAAGGGTTGGAGCCGGATGATATTCCAGCTGAATTGCAGGGTGAATGGGAGCCGGTGTTTGAACTGACAACACGGGCGTTGCTTCGTTATTCCGAGAATTTCATAACCCGCAAGGCCTTATCAAAGGAAACCGGAATCAATGAACAGCAACTCAGCCACTATGCGAACGGCTGGAGGATGCCGAAACCGGCCACGCAGGCGAAAATTATCAACGGAATACGCAACATCGCAAGGGAACTTTCGGCTATCTCTTAATGTTTTGACGAACACGTTTTAGCCGTCCGCCCTCGGAGAAATCCGGGGGCTTTTGTATTAGACCCCTCTGTCCCCTCGAAGGGGAAGCGTGCTTTCCTTATTCCGAGACATTGAGAATGTCCACGCCTTTGAGCTCTTCAGTCGCTTTGCCGCTGCGCTGGCAGTAGATGGAAGTCATTGCGAGGCTGCTGTGGTCGGCCTGCTGCTGGATGAAAGACACCGGAACACCGGCAGCTGCCATATTGGTGATGCCCGTATCCTTCAGACTATAAAACTGGACATCCTTACCGAATCCCGTTGCCGGGCGGACCACTCCCCTCCAATAATCCGAAACCCGTTGCACCCAAGTGCACTCCTTTCCCGGCATAAAATTCTTTCCGGAGAAAAGATACCATTTCGGGTGCGAAAGGTCAATGTCTGCGAAATATCTCATCATAGCGTCCGGAATCGTTCTCACAGAATCATTGTCGTTTTTTGCTATCTCTCCCCTTACCTTGACCGTCTGTGTCTTCAAATCAAGGTCTGAACATCTGAGCAGCATAATCTCCTTAGGACGCATAAAACAGCAATAGCACAAGAGACATAGACGCATATATCCTATATTCTCCCTCTCAAGAAAATTCCATAACGTCTGAAGTTCATCATCGGACAAAACGCGTCTCTTTTTCTTGCGGAGGCTCTTCTTCTTTGGTTTTATGTCCTCAAAAGGGTTGTCGGGAAGATAGCCCTTCTGAACCATCCAGTGAAAAAGCGTGGAATAGAAACGGAGATGATTGTTGTATGTGAACGCCACGAAATTGTTATCCCTTTCCAAATCTTCCATAAAATCAAAGGCAGATGCTTTCGTGAATGCCGCGACAGGGGAACTCTCCCTGAATCCCTTGCCTTCAGCCCAGACAAGAAGCTTCTTCGCGAAAGTATTGTAGGAGCGCAACGTGTTCGCTTCCACTTCTTTCTCCTTCACCTTTATAAAATTGTTTACAGCATCCTTGAACTTGACAGAAGCACGTGGCGCTATCTTTTCCACAAGCGGGTTCCACCCTAACGACAGACGCTCGTTTAATGCTGCAACGAGCATCAGCGCAGCTCTGCGCCTTTCGCGGACAGCTTTGATTCTGTTGAACTTGATTTTGATACGTTTAAGTTTTCCTGTTGCCGGATTTTCGACATAAAAAAAGATATACCACTGCTCGCCTTCGTGGAGTTGCGCAGGTATGTATTCTTTATACGCGATGGGTTTGAAGAAAGACATTTTTTTTCTTTCGCACAACTCCAACAGAATCGAATATAAACTGCCGGTGGGGTGCGAAAGCTGTCCCGTTTCTGTCCCGTTTTTTGTGACAGATTTTTGTAATTTATTATCACCCCGAGAGTTACGGGAATTTCGTTGAGATAAGAGGA